CGTTGATGTCGTTGTTAGAATTACCTGTTTGATACGAGCTATTTAAGATGCGTTGTGCGTTAAATACCTCGTTCCGAGCAATGTGCAAGGTTTGCGGCATAACCGAAATCAACAGACCACGATCATTTTGAAAACCCATAATTGCAATCATTGCGTCTTCAAGAGATGCTTCACTCAGGTCAGCATCTACGGAAGGCTTGTTAGCCCACGTACCACCAGTTGTATTCGGGTGGCTAGTCGAGCAAAGCTCAACCCCATCTCCACCCTTATACGTGCTATTGAAGGCACGATTGTAGATGTTGGCTGCAACGTTTTCTTTTGTTTGACGGAAAGACATAGCCAAAGCTGCTGCACGTTTACGAGAAATCGTTTCGTACAGATTATCATCCAGCTCTTCTTTCGTAACAATGTAACCCATTGCGTACGCGATGTGCGTGTAACGGGTAACAAAGCCTTGAACTTCTGAGTCGTATGTAACTGCTTGGCCTTGGTTTTTAATCGGAACCAAACCAAAGCTGGTCAGTTGAACGTCTTCCTCGTAGTTTTGATTCGAGTTGTCAGTGTCAAACAGATCAGTATATTCGGTCTTGTGTTCGTCATAGACCTGACCCCACCACGCTTTGACTCCAGGCCAAAGTGCTTTAGGGTGACTACCGGTTGTGATAATTCCAGCCATAATAGTTTCCCCTTACAGACCAGTAAAGTTCGTGCCAGTGGCAACGCCAAACTCGTGGTTATTAAACCGGCAAAGAATTCGAGCATAAGCTCCAATTGCATTGTCGGGCTTTTGAGACAGACCCAGCATTTGAATCGGTAACGTATTGGTTGTATTCACGGTAGCACTTGACAAAATAATGTTTGAGTACGGCGAAGACGTAGCTAGATACGTCGTTTGGTCAATAGCGTAGGTTTGATCCGCAGCTGAATACCACGAACCAATGCCAGAGTTGTAACGCATTTTGGCAAGCGTGATATTTGTAGCAGTCGTACCAGCACTGACTTCGTAGAGCAAATTGGGATCATCTGCAATGTACACATACCGAACAGCAGTACGGGTACCAGCAGTAATGTAACTCTGTTCTAGGTTCAACGTAGTACCGACCAGTGACACGCCAGCGTCAGCCACACTCACACCTACGACAACCCCAAGAGCCACAAAGCTGGAAGCACTAGCAGCCGGAACTTTGATGACATACGGAAGACCATTTGCATCCGAACCACCGCGTGACTGAACAACGTCACCGATAGCATACGATGCAGTGGTATCCGCAGTAGGGATAGCGTACATACGAGCTTGACCAGAGTAGGCGGCACCATTCAAATAACCAACGGGGTTAAACCCGTTAATCTTGTTGGTATTAGCCATATTAAATTACTCCAAAGATAAAGTTTAAGAAAGCTTGATGCCGTCTTTGGGAACGTACAACATTGGGTCAACCCCAGTAATGTTGCCATTCCTAATGGCAGAATCAATCTTATCGTTTTTTGCTTGAAGTTCAGCTTGATCTTCCTCAAACCATTCTTGCTGAATCTTCATCAGGTATCCGTACATTGGTTCGCCTTTATCTCTAGAGCCGACCAAAAAACGTATCCTGCTATCTCCTAAGTCGCCATTCCTGGCAACCACATTATCCGAGAGTCCCTCAACTTCTTCTGGTTTGACAAACAAATAGCCGCCATCCAGTGCATCTTGAATCCTTGTCTTGTCATCATTCATTATGTGCAAATGATAACCTGGAATATTTGCGTCTACAGACAGTTTACCCTTAGTTCCATTAAACACGCCACGTTTGCGGCGAGTAGCACCATTACTGGCTGTAGTGGGTTCATAGGCTGATTGACGACGTTGAGCAACTTCTTGTAAAGCTTCGTCACGTTTTTCTTCAATAGTTTTAGCGCGAGGCATAATAGTAATCCCTTTTCTCTAGTCCCAAGAATAATCTTGGATGTACTGTTCTTTGGTCATTAGCTTCTGTTTAACAAATCTGTCGCAAGCTTGTTTGGCTTCTGGGGGAAGATCGTTGTACCCACGTTTCCCATTTCCTTGATTTGGTCTTGGCCTGTTGCTGCCTGACTCCGCAGTAAAATTGGGGGTTCGTTGAGTCTTACCAAACCGTTGTGGCATCTCTTCTTCCAGAACTTCATCTAGCTTTTGAAGGAATGCTTTACCTGTAAGGTGAGGCATTTCCTGTCTGATTGTCTCGCCAATAGCATTGGCTATTGAAGTGTGACGCTTATCTTTTCCAAACCAG